CTTCTAATTTTAATCTTAGTGATATTGGAAGTTATGGCAATATCAGTATTGTCAATTATTTGAAGAACTTTACTATACTTAAATCTTCCGCCAAATGAATTAAGATCTACAGAATCGGAATATTCTGTTAATGAATTTATAACTTTTGTTTTTAATGATTCTACTGCCGATACTTGAGTATAGTTATAATAAATTGATGAATCAATTTCTACATATAATATCTTAAGATCGATTATTTTTTGATTAATTCCAGAAATACTATATTGCTTTAATTTATTTTTAATTTGTTCTTTATTAAAATCAGAAACAAAAGTTCCATTTTTTGGTTTAATACTTATTGATACTGTACCAAATTCTGGTGGATCTAATTCTTCACCCCCAATAACCGCAACTGATTCGGTATCTGGATATATTTTTTTTATGATTGCTTCATAATCTCGTGATGTTACTGCTCTATATTGAGAAGAATAAATTCTTGGGGCAAAATATTTGACAGAATCTATGGATTCTATTTCAGAACCATTTTGAGATGACTGATTCGTTATAACAGAGACCGAACCTGTTTCACTATTTGGACTAGTGCTTCCGGCAAACGAAAATGAAGAAGCACCATTACCATCTTCACCATCAGTAACAATATAATTTACTGTAATTACCGCATTATTTTCTAATTTTTTTCCAATCAGTCCATCACCAAAAAGTAATTCATATTTTTCATCCTGAACTTCTTGTAAAAGATAAATTCTTGAGGTTGAATTTACTTCAAGAATATTGTCAACAGAAAAATATTCAACTCCAAGACCACTATCATCAATTCCCTTCACATAGACTGAGATGGTGGAAGTATCAATAAATGAGTTGTTTAAAATAAATCTTTGATCCAGAGATCCATCTACTGTAAATTGTTTAGTTAAAAATGTTCCTTGATAGATATCAATATTCTTAAAAGATGCTGTTCCACCAACAACATTTGATGATATGTTGTCTGGGATTGAAAATGTATATGAAGTATTATCTACAGAACCTATACAGACTAGACCTGCCTGTAAGGTAAGTGTAGGAGTTGCGGTTGTGGGAATGTTAAATGATACTTGTGCCTTTGCTGCCGTCCTGGAGCGAGGTACATATCCAATATTTCTTGCCAGTGAAACTACATTTTCACGAACAGTCGCAGAATCCAAGAAAGACTCGTTCACAACCATATTCGAGTTGAATGCGGTAATATAGGTATTATATGCTAGAGTGTCTATTAATACCGAAAAATTAGATCCCTCAAAGTCAAAATCCGTGAATGTGGAGTTGGCGCGGAGATAATCTTTGATGGATGTCTTTATCTGATCGAAATCTAGATTTGTAAATTTAGTGAAAGGCATTTTATCTTGTTGCCTCTAATATGAATGAATATTCTTGAGTTGGAAATTCTTGCCCTATAATATTATAAGTAATTGTTACATTAAATGTATTATCATCTGGAATAGGATCTACGTCAACTATTACATCATTAACTCTTGGTTCAAAGTTATTAATAGATATTTCAATTTGACTTTGTATTACTGATGCAGTACCAAAATCAACAAATTCAAATAAACTTCTTGTAATATCAGATCCTAATAGCGAATTGAAGAATCTTTCTGTTGGGATAGTTTCTACAATATTTCTTACCGATCTACGAATTGCATTTTCGTTTTTTAGTATCGGCAGATCCTTTGTTACTGGATGTGGTTCAAAGGATAAACTGATATCTTTGAATGATCTGGATATCCTTTGAATTGCCATTGAACGAAAGTTTTTTATTTATTTATACTTACTTCCATGAAGAACCATAGTTTGGTTCTGTTCCATATGACCAATCATCATAATCATCATCATTACGAATTTTTTCGTGCAGTTCAACTTGTTTTTTTAGGTTATGTTTTGGTGCAAGATCATAAACTACTTCTTGAATGAGTCTTTTTTGATTTTCTTCTGATTCGAATAGCATTTTGAAACTCCTGTTTTAAAATTAAAACAGAACTTTTATAAAGGAGGTTTCTATCTCCTATTACTATTTAACGATTTACTTCTCGAAGATTGTAATTATCAGAATTTAGATATTTTAATAATTCAATTGCAACTAGTCTAGGATTTCCCTCACCGCAAGTATAGATATCAATTGCTATACATCCATTTTCAGGCCATGTATGACAGGATACATGACTTTCTGAAAGGGCAATGACGATGGTACATCCCTGAGGAAGAAAACAATGGGAAAAAATGTTCAAAATAGTCATATTTGCACGATTAATACCCTT